CACTCCATTAGCTATGCCAATAGCACACTTCCTTTGAAACGCCTTATTCTTCAGTAATACTTCCTCTTCAGGGTTACTGATAAATGCCACTTCTACAAGCACTGCAGGCATTTTCGTATATCGTGTTACGTAGTAATTACCCTGCTTCACTCCTCTATCCCTTAGCCCGATCTGTTTAACTANCTCCGTCTGGATAAACTGTGCTAAAGTCTTGCTTTTAGCGTCTTTCGGGTAGTACCACGTCTCCGTCCCATGAGCCGACGAGTCATTTGATGCATTACAATGTATTGAAATGAAAACATCGGCCTTGGAGTTATTCGCTACATCACACCTTGCTTGTAGCTCATTTGATTGCTTGGCTGTTCTCACATCTTTATCGCTATCCCTTGTCATTACCACATCCACACCCGCATTTTTAAGTACATCCCTAAGCTGTAAAGCAACCTGAAGCGTGATATCCTTTTCTTTTGTCCCGAAATACCCTACTGCCCCAGGCTGGCTTCCACCATGCCCAGGATCAATGCATACCTTCATCGTCGCTCCCTCCCTTCTTTGTCTCTTCTCTCTTTATACCTGCCAATGCCCACAATTCACCAGTGGTAAATGCAAACCAACTCGCTATTAACGTTGCTGGCTCAGAACCAGTGTGCCAATAAAGTATTAATACTGCCACCACAAACAAGGCATTCAGCGTGATAATCCAACGAACTACCTTCTTTGAAAACTTATTTTCTATCATCTGGACGCCTCCTTACGTGCCGTGCCGCATCCAATATCTCGTCAAGCTTTACTTGCTGCTTCGCCATCTCAACTTGGAGCTCACGTATTACATCCATCAACTCTCGCATTACTGCGGTGTTATTCTCAATAANCTGCACAAACTCTTTCGGGACTGCCTCATTCCTTTCACTCTTCGGCTGTACCAGTACTTTTACCAGCACGTAACCAAGCATGGCTATAGCAAAAATTGCCAATCCATATTCGGCTATGCTTGCATCTGGCATTTACGTCCCCCTATTCTGGGAATGGCTCCCCGACTATCTCTTCATATTCCTCTGCTGTTATCTTTCCTTTTTCTACAAACACTGCCACTTGTTCTTTAGTGTAAATCCCCCTGCCATAATAATACTTTGCAACGCTGACCCAATCCATTACAGCACCTCCTGTTCCAGCAACTCAACTAACAACTGGGCATTTATCTGCTCTAATATTTGTAACCTTTCTTCAGGGTCAAGTGGCTTATCTTCATACTCGTACCAAACTTCTTTCGTAGCGGGGTTAACAAACAACCCAGATATCTGCTTACCCTCTGGTATCTGCGGCTCGGGAACATCATCCACCAATACGCCCATCTGCTCGAGTTCCTCTGCACTTTTACCAAACCCTTGCACAGGGTCAAACGGCATGTTATGTATCAAACCAACCCTGTATTTGTTTTCTTCTACCTTCTTTAAATCGCCTAAGAACTTCATTACATCTCCTCCTTCAACCTATAATTAAGTATCTTGTAGTATTAGGTGTTAACTTACGTATCGCTTTGCCACTACTAACATGGTGTGCACAATACACATTCCCTGCACTGTCCACCGCTACTCCACACCCATATGCAACATCTGTTTTACTCCATACTTCATTACCNCTACTATCAAGCTTACGTATCGCTTTACTGCCACTGCCAACATTGTGTGCACAATACACATTACCCGAACTATCTACTGCTACCCCATAGCCATTTGCAACATCTGTTTTACTCCATACTTCATTACCGCTACTGTCAAGCTTACGTATTGCTTTACCACTAACATCATGAGCACAATAAACATTACCTGAACTATCTACCGCTACCCCATAGCCATATGCAACATCTGTTTTACTCCATACTTCATTACCGCTACTGTCAAGCTTACGTATTGTCTTACCACTACCAACATGTGCACAATACACATTACCTGAACTATCTACTGCTACCCCATAGCCATTTCCAACATCAGTTTTACTCCATACCTCATTACCACTACTATCAAGCTTGCGTATTGTCTTACTGCCACTGCTACCATAATGTGCACAATACACATTACCTGAACTATCTACTGCTACCCCATAGCCATTTGCAACATCTGTTTTACTCCATACTTAATTGCCGCTACTGTCCAGCTTACGTATCGGTTTACTGCCACTGCCAACACTATGTGNACAATACACATTACCTGAACTATCTACTGCTACCGCTTGTCCATTTGCAACATCTGTTTTACTCCATACTTCATTACCACTACTATCAAGCTTGCGTATTGCCTTACTGTCATTGTGTGCACAATACACATTACCTGAACTATCTACTGCTACCCCATAGCCATATGCAACATCTGTTTTACTCCATACTTCATTACCACTACTGTCAAGCTTACGTATTGCTTTACCACTGCCAACACTATGTGCACAATACACATTACCTGAACTATCTACTGCTACCGCTTGTCCATTTGCAACATCTGTTTTACTCCACACTTCATTTGGTTCTGCTTCCGCTAAGTGTGACATAGCTATTACACCGCCAATATCATACTTCCCGCCACGCCTACTGATTATCGCTTCTCCCATTATCTCACCACCTTTATTTGTATTGGTAAATCAATCGTTGGCTTTGTCTTTGCGTAAAACGTAATAGAATTAGCTCCTGTAACAGCACGATAAACATAATTCCATTGGGAACTTCTCTCAATATCAGTGCCATACGTTCCACTCATTACCACATCTATGATAGGAGTATCCGTACTCAATATCCCACTTACCGAAACACTCTGAGAAAATGGAGCTTCGCTTCCACTCCAATTTGCTGCCTGAATGGTGGCTGTATAAACCACATTAACCGCCGCACCTATATCAGCTGGTGTTATTACATCCGTCCCCCCAGTCTTATGGGTACTTGCATGTTTAGAAGGAGTAAACGAGCTGGGCTTACTTTGAATATCACTCCAAGTGGGTAGCTGGTCGCTTCGGCTTGTCTTNGCNATNTAGTATGAGCCAGAAATACCGTGCGTTTGTTTCGAGCTTGCGTGCGTATCCACCTTTGCTTGAGCTCCAGAAGGGGTTTCGTGACCACTGTGAGGAGCGGAGGCATCTATATGGTTTTTCGCCGCCTGTAGCGTCGTTGGCGGCGCGTCCCACCAGTTAGTCTTGCCAGTTATGGCCTTTATACGGTTTGCCAGCCAGCTTATCAGCTGGGTCAATGTACCCGTTCCTGGACTTGCTGGTGCCTGTGATTGATCCGGGGTCCTGCTCCCTATTGCCGCATCATTTACGCTGTTAGGCGGGGCATTATTTGCCTTGTTCTCAACCTCTTTCAATTTTTGGTCTAAAATATCCGCATTATAGTTTAAATCATCTATGTTTACAATATCCGTACCCTCGGGTTTCTTTAGGTTATAATTACTGGTATATTGCACACTCAATCCCTCCTTCCTTTATTCATAAACTCTTAAATCGTTCCAAGTACCCATCCCGGCCTGCGCCCATGTGATTTCCTTGAGCNTGTTCCACCACGTATAGGTATACTCGAAGCTNTAAGTCAAATGAGCGGGCTTCAAATCCTCAATCATTTCGATGAAAGAGGCCATGTTTTTAGGCACCCCAAGCGTTCCGACAAACTTAACTACAAACCTATGCTCTGCTGGGTATTCGATTACATCTACATCACCTCCTGAAAAAGCCTCAGCTGCTCGTTTTATAACATCTTTCCCTATAGTACCCATACCGCGTAAACGGGATAAAATTATCTCCCGTCTTTCTTCGTATGTTTTTGAAGTATCGGTTTTTAATCCCAGTTCCTGCTCCCAAAAAGCAAGTCCCCAAGTAGCTGTAGTGGGTGTCAAAAATTGCTTCAGGAAATCTTCGAGGAAGAAATAAATGTATCCGAATTCTGTCGAATAAGCATCCTGAATTGCTTTCATTATTTCTGACTTTTCGTAGTAGGAGGGTAAATACTTCATCAAATCCGGTTTGTGAGGTTCAATACCTTTTTCATCAGGTCGAGTCTCTTCGCCGTACTGTAAAATTCCATACAAACTTTCTCCGTATTTTGCCATATATTATATCACCCCTTTGAGGTCGTTCCAGGTTAGGGGCTGTCCTTTGAGTAAAACTGTTTGACCTTGCTGTTTTATCTCCCCATTCACATTTATATAACTCGGATAAATCTCAACAATTGAATTTGACCATGGGCTTACACCATATCCGATGTAAAATTTACTTATTGTTTCNCCNCTTCCCAGTACCCCAATACCGCCAATTCTGGTTAAATCTCTTTTACTCCACCAAAAACCNCTTGCCCATCCGCCTGTTGTANCAGGNCGTACATAATTCACACTNCCNCCANCCATGTATAAGTCACCGTTTTGGATAGTACCACCAGTATTTTTGATGTATCTGTCATCGTGATTATGGTTACTTGGCGGAAATGTGCCAGGTTTGCCTGTTACCCCGTCCCAGGGTACACTATCAGCCGCTTCTGCCATGTCTACCTTACCGTCATTATCTGTATCATATACTGACTTGAGCATATCGCCATAGCCTGCGTNANCTAACTCTTCTTGTGTCACAAAATTTACATCATTTTCCAGCTCGCTAACTTTTGTTGGAATTTGACTTACTTCAGCCTTGTTATTCCATCTCGTCCTTTCTTCTGCGGTGATATGCCGTGTAGTATCATTATTGTGAGAATCGAATTCTGTTTTACTCGCTTGTTTAACATTGTCTACGTTACTCAGCCCTACATCATTTTTTGTAAGAGTTACATTTCCTGTCTTTCCTGCAACNGATTTTACCGCCTGTAATACATCAATAGCTTGCTTCGTACGTAAAGGCGTCATGTATTTATTATNGATGCTCCCGGCTTCAGCTTCATCCTGTGTAGCGATTCCGTAGTTTTCTATATTGCCTAATCCAATGTCTGCCTTCGTAGTCTGGTGTGGATTTCCTATAGTCTGACTATGGTCATATGCTATCTTTCCACGGTCGCCACGATATGCAGTGGAAGAAGTTTCCCCCAAAGCTAGTGAAGGGCTTATTTCGACATACGTGCTACCTGACCACCGATAAGTCAAATTAGTGTCAATTGCTACATATATCTTCCCTGTTTCACCAACATCGGGAAAATTATTCTTGCTAGGATATTCGAGGACATCATCCACGCATGAGGGCAATTGGCTAGATGGAACATGGCCGGTAGAATCCAATTCAGCTAATCCGCCTGCTACGCCTTTCAGCGATTTATCTAATTTGTCGGCTTCCAATTGAGCTAAAAGGTTATTTATGGTAGTAGCAAAATTTGGGTCATTGTTTATTGCATTTGCTATCTTCGCCAATGTATTGAGCGTTTCTGGAGCTGAATCAATCAAGGCTTGTATTAGGCTATTTGTTTCAGACTTGGTATAGGTATCGGATTTATTGGCTTTCTTCTCTAACTCTGTATCAACATAAGATTTCTCTGCTTTATTGTNTTCTACCGTGTTCAGTCGAGAATCTAGGTTATCTACCGCCTGGTCATTTACTGATTTATACCTCTCAAGTTCAATTTGAGTNTTNACTATGCTTTCTTGTACACGGTTTATATCTTCAGCCTCCACCTGGTCCCCGGTGGTCTCATAAGTTACATATACCTTGGGAGCGTTGGCAAAAACTTTTATGATACGTTTCCAGGGAGCATTGGAAGGGATAGACAGGAAAAAATTCTCTATCCGTTCACCACTCATTTTCGGTCCGGTAAACACCATCACTGATTCATTTTTTACATTATCGTGCGCCAATTCACCTTCAAAAACTCCATTTTCAAGGATAAGTTCTTCATCCTGAATTACATATACTGTATCGGCTTTATTCAGCTTTTCAACAAACCTGTCTACAGCCTCTGGATATGTCATTACTCCATCACCTCCAATGCGACCGTCCCCAATACGGGTATTTCCTCCTCTCCTAATAGTACATTGGTAGCACTTCCATTTATCAACAAGTTTGAATAATCTCCTACGCCCGGGGTTTCTAGAAGTAATTTTCCTANNTGNGCNTNNCTTACATAAGTTTCAACCAACGCTATTTCTTTCAGGAATTAGTTACAGCCTCCTCATACAACTGCTGGACTTGAGTGATGGTATAACCACTGGCTAGTGACACGTTTGCTGTGATATTTATCTGCTTCTCCGTCGCACTGGCCACAGTAACTCTGCTCCGATAGGTCTCATTTCTTCAATATGAGTTGTTACCGCATCCAGCAATTCTGGGTTGGCCGCTCTCTTGTTTCCGTCTACGATTACAACTTTTACTGTCCCTGGCCCATTCCACAGGGGGAAAACTTTTGCATCTCCAACGCCTGGGACTTCTCTTGCCCAAAGTTTGTAGTGGTATTTATTGCCACTAGTTGCCGGAAGTCTCCACGCATCCAAAATCCTTTCCCGGAAAGCATCGTCGTCTTCTATATCTGTTCCGCCAGTGAAGGGTTCCGGGTTTGTTACTGATGTGACTCCTTCTATTGGTTCAACCATAAGAACTATTGCGCCAGCAGGAATATTACCAATTGTCCCGGCTTCTGTACATACTGGACTAACCGTTACCTCGCCTTGTTCATTGATTACTCCACTCTCAGTAGTCTCAAAAATAATAGCGGATGAATTGGCAGATGATTGAGTGGAAACTCGTGTTCCTGCCTTTATTAGTGTCCCTGGTTGCCCAGTAAACTTTACTTTCCCGGTCGAAGGTGTTGCGGGCAATCTCGTCACCCCTCTGACCTGACCAAGGTAGTCTAAATATTGACCATAGCTGGTTTGGACAAAGAATATCTGGAGTAAATTTTGTAAAGTGAATTGGACTAATTGAGCTTTTTCGATTGCTCCGGGACGTGTGGCATCCCAGAAAAAACTACCTTCGCTTGTATCTATTCCAGGCGGAGCTTTTTCAAGCATCCTCTGATGTATCGTTTCCTCATCTTCATTCAAATAGTCAGGAATTGGAAGTTCATACGCCACTCAATCTCCCTCCTCCTCAATATTCCTGCTTATTGTTGCAGTTTCCCCCAGCGTCGACGTAATCGTGCAAGTAAAATATACAGAGTCATCCTTCCACTCGAAAGTAAAGTTATCAACCGACTGCGTATAAGGATTTATCAGCAAAGCTTCTTTTGTCATTCGCTGTATTTCGCTTTCAATTGCCGCCCTCGTATATGGCTTGCCAA